CAGGAGCCTGTGGCGTGGATGTATCCAGATGCACTATGCGACAGGGCTTGTTTGTATGTATGCACCAAAGCGTTTACACAGTTTCCAGAGTGCGCCACCGCCCCACCACAGCCAGCGCAGGAGCCTGTAGATTGGGAACAAATCTATTGGGATATGGTTAATGCAATGTTGCGTGACAAATTAAGAGCACAGTCAGCGCAGGAGCCGGTGGGCGAAGTAACCGAAAATACTGACAACGGATTTAAATGCGAATTTAATCAGCGCCTAACGGCTGGGACGAAACTCTACACCATCCCACCACAGCGCTCGTGGGTAGGGCTTACGGAAAAAGAGAAAAAAGAGATTTATAGATTATCGGTATATGTGGAAGGTGCAATTTCACTTACCGAAGCCAAACTCAAGGAGAAGAACAATGGATGAAGATAAAAAATTAGCGTTAGCAGCAGCAGAAGTAGATGCAATAATTATAAAAGTGATGTTGCCAAAGCTATACTCAATCATTGATCGGCTGCTTGATGGGCAGGACAAGGCACTGATGATTGAAGCCCGAAAAGTGCTACCCAACGGGTACAAAAATTCATTTCAAAAGAAGAGCAACACATGATAGTCACAAAAGATATCACCCGCAAAGATGGGGTACGCCTTGTTACTGTGCAGCTAGCTGCCCAAGAAAAACTCATGGCATTCAAGGAAGATAGCTTCTACGAATTAGGTGAACAACTTGATATGATCGTAGCTGGACACCACATCATTGAGAGTCAGCGTGTTTACTGGTGTTCGATAACTCAATCATGGATGGTAGCATGACTAATAAAAGATGTAAATTTAAAGAAGGTAAGTGGAACTGTGGCAGCTATGCGTTTAACTTACACGCCGAAGGTATCAAGCAGGGCAACTACTGCGACCAACATTACTGGCAAGATCGGGCATTGAAGGCTGAGGCTATGACACAACTGGTGGAGCCGACAGACAATGAATGGCTTGAATGGTGGCGTGTGTCGGCAATAGCATACAGTACGGAAGTAGAGATTGATTTTGGCGACTTCCTTATGATTACTCAAGCTGTGGTAGATAAATTAAAGGAGACTAATAAATGAGCGGTGGACATTTTCAATACAAGCAATATGAGATTGGATATATTGCTGACGAAGTAGAGCAACTAATCCTAACTAATACATCAAAGGAAACTAACGAGTGGGGTGATATCAAGGGTGCGTTCTATTCAGAAGAAACCATTGCTGAATTTGAGCATGCTTTGAAACTATTGCGTGAGGCACACATTTATGTACAGCGAATTGACTGGCTTGTGTCCGCTGATGATGGAGAAGACAGCTTTCACAGCCGCCTTAAGTTTGAATTAACCAAAGCAAAGCATAGCCATGAATGAACTATCACAAATAAATGAGTACACTAACGGATGGGACGAGGCACTAGACCACGCTGCTCTTCGTCTGTGCGAGATTACCTCTTTCGGTAATGACACCAAGGATAGCTTTGCTATTTTTATAAAGCAACTTAAGATACGCAAGACACAAGAACCAGTAACTCAGCCACCAACTGAAGAGCAGATTATTATAGAGGCACACAAGGCTTTGCTCCTGCTCACACAGAAGTACAGAAGAGACTTCGGTATTGATGGAGCTTGGGATGTACCACTAGTCTGTGGGGAAAAAGTATTGAAGACGATTGATAACTATTTAAAAACAAAGACATGTTTATAAAAACACATCTGCCCTGTAAAAGCTGTGGAAGCAGCGATGGGCTAGCCATGAACGAGGACACCAGTACAAAATGTTTTGTATGTGATACCTTTACACCCTCTCTTATTAACCAACAGGATGGATACATAGTGATCGAAGAAGAAGTTGAAACAAACAGCACTGCCTTAAAAGTTTTTAAGGAAGCATCATCCATCAGCGTATCCGAAAGACGGATAAGCAAAAGCACAATGGAGAAGTATGGGGTTGTTAGGGAGAAGGATAACTATTACTTCCCATACTACGATAGCAATAGCCAGCTTGTAGCAGCAAAGGTTAGGGCTGTTAGCGACAAGAAGTTTAGTGCTATTGGTGGCTGGGCTAAAGGAATATTGTTTGGACAAAACCTATTCCCCTCCGGTGGTAAGTATCTCACCATAGTTGAGGGAGAGTTTGATGCCTTAGCTGCCTTCCAAATGACAGGCTCTAAGTATCCTGTGGTATCTATCCGCAATGGTGCAGGCTCAGCGTTGAAAGATTGCAAGGCACAATACGAATATATCTCTAGCTTTGAAAACATTGTGGTGTGTTTGGACGGTGATGCTGTGGGACAGAAGGCAGCAAGGGAAGTTGCTGAATTGTTTGGCAGTAAGTGCAAGATATTCAAGCCCGTCCCTGAATACAAGGATGCCTGTGATTGGTTGACAGATAACGCAGAGGCTAAGTTTGTTGAGCGGTGGTGGAGGGCTGAGGCGTATGTACCTGATGGCATTGTCAGTGGCTCTAGCATGTGGGACTTGGTATCAAAGCCTATGCCTCCAGCAGATTGCACCTACCCTTGGGCTGGCCTTAATGACATTACCTATGGCCTACGCTTTGGTGAACTGGTTACAGTGACAGCCGGTAGTGGCTTGGGTAAGAGTCAAGTGCTGCGTGAACTTGTGTGGCATCTGCTTCAGAAAACAGAGGACAATATTGGCCTAATGTTCCTAGAGGAAAGTGTTAAGAAGACTGGCCTATCTGTTATGTCCTTAGCAGCCGACACACCACTGCACTTGCCTGATACTGTAGTGACCCCTGAACAACGGCGTGATGCCTTTGATAAGACGCTTGGCACTGGACGATTGTTTTTGTTTGACCACTTCGGTAGCACAGCAGTGGAGAACATTGTCAATCGTGTGCGCTACTTGGCTAAGGGTATGTCATGCAGATATATATTCTTAGATCACTTGTCCATCATTGTCTCAGCGCAAGAGAGCGGTGACGAGCGCAAGGCACTGGATGAAATTATGACTAAGCTGCGTATGCTTGTACAAGAAACAGACATAGCCCTTATAATTGTCAGCCACCTCAAGCGCCCACCTAACACTGGTCATGAAGAGGGAGCAGCCACATCACTAGCACAGCTTCGCGGAAGCGGCTCAATAGCGCAGTTAAGCGACATGGTGATTGGGCTGGAACGCAATGGTCAAGCTGAAGACTTGATTGAAAGAAACACCACGAAGGTTAGGGTGTTGAAGAACCGCTTTAGTGGAATCACTGGCCCTGCATGCAATCTGCTCTACAACAAAGAGACAGGTCGCATGTTTGAGATAGAAGCCCAAGAAGAAACCCTGTTATGAAAGAAGTAAAATGAAAGTATTAATAGCATGTGAGGAATCACAAGCAGTAACGAAGGAATTTAGAGCGTTAGGACATGAGGCTTATTCTTGCGACATATTACCTTGTAGTGGTGGACATGAAGAATGGCATTTGCAAGGGGATGTATTTAATTATATAAATCAAGGGTGGGATTTAATGATAGCGCACCCACCATGTACTTATCTCTCAGTAAGTGGTGCAAGGCATTTATATAACAAAGACAAAACACCTAATATAGAAAGGTATAAAAATCAAGCAGATGCATTAAATTTTGTACAAAGATTAATGGATGTTAATATACCAAGAATTGCAATAGAAAATCCCATAAGCGTTATAAGCAGCCACATAAGAAAACCCGATCAAATAATACAGCCATATTGGTTTGGTGATTCTGCAAGTAAATCTACTTGTTTATGGCTCAAAAATCTTCCTAAATTAATTCCTACAAACATTGTTGATAAAGGAGAATTTAAAGAATGGGTTGATAAGAAATCTGGAAAAGTAAAAAAACAAGCCTTATGGTATTATTTAGCGTTACAACAAGCTAAAAATTCAGCAGAACGCAGAACGTTAAGAAGCAAAACATTTAAGGGAATAGCTGAAGCAATGGCTACTCAATGGAGTAATTTATAAAACCATTTGTAACGGACATAAGAAATCATGCAAAGATTCTATATGGAAAAGTGAAACAAAAGCAATAAAGGCATCAAATGATTTACTTAGATATCGAAACAGATACAGCACACAAACAGATATGGTTGTGTGTCACCAAGAAAGATGACGAGATAAAACACTGGAGAAATAAAGATGGACTACAACAATACCTCAAAGATAGTGAAGTATGTGGGCATAACATTATTGGTTTTGATGCTCCTGTATTGGAAAGGGTGTGGGATGTCTCCATACCCCGTGCCAGTCTAGTTGATACTCTTATACTCTCTAGGCTACACAACCCTGATGTAGATATTGCTTTCATTGAAGGACAGAAAGTACCTGCTCCCCATAGCCTAGAAGCTTGGGGCATACGATTGGGGTGCCACAAGATAAGCTTCACTGACTATGATGCTGGGTGGTCTGAAGAGATGGCTGAGTATTGTGAGCAGGATGTAATCCTTCTAGAGAAACTACACCAGCATTTACTATCCCTACTAAATAGGGATGGCTTTAGTCAGCAAAGCGTGGAGCTTGAGCATAAGGTTGCAGTGATATGCAAGGGCATGGAGGACAATGGCTTCAAGCTAGACATGCCTAAGGCTATGTCTTTGCATGCTCATTTAGTTGGGCGCATGTCAGACATTGAAGCACAGATGCAACTAGTATTCAAGCCCACCTATGAGGAACTAAAGACTCCTGAGTATTGGGAAGTGGTGACACCTGACTGGAAAGAGTACAAGGCAGAGACTAAAACAGAGCTTCGTCGAATACTTAAAGAGGCAGGATACAAAGCTTCTCTAATAAACGAGGCTATGGCTGGGCCGATGAAGGTTAGGGAACACCTATTCAATGCTGGTAGTAGGCAGCAGATTGCTGAAAGACTTGCTGCTCTTGGTGTGAAGTTTGATAAGCACACAGAGAAGGGCAATGTCATTGTGGACGAGACAGTGCTGCAAGGCATAGACCTACCTGAAGCTAAGCTTGTGGCTGAATATCTGATGCTACAGAAACGAACAGCACAGATCAGTAGTTGGATGGGGTTTGTTGAAGACGATGGCAGGGTGCATGGTCGTATCATTACTAACGGGGCAGTGACGGGTAGATGTACACACAGCAGCCCTAACATGGGCCAAGTGCCAGCAGTCAATCCTGATACACCCTATGGCGCTGAGTGTAGGGAAATGTGGACGGTAGAGGAAGGCAATGTACAAGTAGGTGTTGACCTTAGTGGCATTGAGCTACGCTGCCTAGCCCACTACATGCAGGACGCTGTGTGGCTGGCAGAACTATTGAAGGGTGATGTGCATTGGATGAACTGCCAAGCCTTTGGGCTAGTTCCTAAAGGTACGGTGAAGGATGACAGCAATCCTGAGCATAAGAAGTTTCGTAACATAACGAAGACGATGACATACGCCATGCTCTACGGAGCAGGGGCAGGGAAGATTGGATTAACTGCTGGGGTTTCTGCTTCCAAAGGAAAGAAACTCATTGATAACTTCCTAGACAATACTCCCTCGCTTAAGAAACTGAAGGATAAGATTGTCAGAGTATCAGCCAACGGGAAACTCCCTGCCTTAGATGGTAGGAAAGTGTGGGTAAGAACTTCACATGCTGCATTGAATACTCTCTTGCAATCCGCAGGGGCTATCGTTGCTAAGCAGTGGTTAGTAGAATGTGATAAGGAGTTACGAGAGCAGGGAGTAAAGGCAAAGCTTATTGCTTTTGTTCACGATGAAACCCAATGGGAAGTTGCCAAAGAAGACGCAGAAAGAGCAGTAAAGATTATAGAATTTGCTGCAACACAAGCAGGGATTGTGCTAAAATTTAGATGTCCGGTTGATGCTGAAGGAAAGATTGGCAGCAACTGGCGTGATTGCCACTGACGATACAAGTGGATTTTATTTTTCATAAAGGAAACAGTATGGGTAAAGAAATTAAAAAGGTAAAGATTAAAGCTGATGTGTTTTGGTGTCAGCACACAAAGGTTAATGATATGTCTGGAAAGTATCAGGTTAACCTGTGTAACCTGAGCGACGCTGCTGCGGATGCTCTGGAGGCTATGGGTATCAGTGTTCAAGTAGGCGAAGATAAGAAGTCCGACATGGGCCGATACATCACTTGCAAGAGCCAATCCCCTATCCGTGTATATGACACTGATGGCGATGAAATTACTGAGGCTATCGGTAATGGAAGCAAGGCTAAAGCTTTGGTTAGTTCCTATGAGTGGACATATAAAAATAAGAAGGGTGTGAGTCCTTCGCTAGGCAAGCTTGTAATCACTGAGCTTGTTGAGTTTGGTGCTGATTCAGCACTTGATGGTGACGACAGTGATGTTCTTTAAGGAAAACTCAAATGCAAATTAAACTAGACCTCCACATTGATACAGTTAACGCAGCCCTAACAGGCTTAGGTAAACTTCCATTTGAATTTGCTGCTCCGCATGTTCAAGTTATTCAGCAACAAGCTGCCCCTCAAGTAGAGAAGGCACAAGCTGAAGCCAATGCACAGATGGAACTTCCTGCCACCACGGAATAAGCTGTGACTAATAAAGTAATAGCGTTAGTTGACTCTGACATTATTGCTTATCGGATAGCTTTTGCTTGTAAGAATGAGAATGGGAAATCTGCTAAGAACTCTCTTAACAGTTATCTCACTGACATACTTCTAAGCGGTATTGATAATACATACAGTGGTTGTTATGCTGACGAATGGATACTCTACTTAACTGGTAAGAATAACTTTCGGCTAGACATAGCAACCACTGCTGTGTATAAAGGAAATAGAACAGCCCCTAAACCTGCACACTTGTCTGCTTTACGCAAACATCTTGTGGAGGAATGGGGCGCTGTTGTTATTGACGGTCAAGAAGCTGACGATGCAATAGCTATAGAAGCCACAAAGTTACAGGACAATTACATTGTCGCATCAGTAGATAAAGATTTAGATCAAATAGCTGGGTGGCATTACAACTTTGTAAAGAAGATAGGATACAACATAACTCCTGAAGAGGGAATGTTTAGGTTCTATAAACAGATATTGACAGGGGATGCCGCTGATAACATCATAGGCATCAATGGTCTTGGCCCTGTCAAAGCTAATAAACTTCTTGCAGAAGCAGCAAATGAAATTGAAATGTATTCCATTTGTTTAGAGCAGTATGAAGGTAATGAAGCTAGGGTTATTGAGAACGCTAGATTACTTTGGTTAAGAAGATACGAGAATGAATTATGGCAACCACCTCAAAAGGAATAAACATGGCAAGGAAAAGAAATAATGATCTACAGCCCAATGATATTGCGGTTATCTTGCGTCCTAATATTGGAGAAGATAAGCAATGGGATAACACGTTTGAAGTTATTGTTAGTGGCTTCGGCCCTGTCAGTATTTCTAAGGAAGCGATGGACGATATGATTGGGATGGCGGTGTTGTTGGCTTCTGTTGTTCCTTTGATGGAGAGCAACGAGGAAGTAGCAAAAGAAATTATGGACTACTGTAATAAATTCTACGCACACAATGCTGCCAATATTGAGTACAACGCTAACCACAATAGCTTTCATATCAGTGAAGAAGACATGGAAGTATTCAACGCTGACTCCGTAACTGTGGGAGGAATGCAATGATATCTACTGAAGAGATACTGGAGCAAAGAGGTGAGAGGTATGGGGAATATATTAATGTTGCTACTACCAGCAGGAAGATAAAGGAAGTGTTATCTCAAGGTGTTGGGCATCCTCCTCTTGATTATGAGATGCGAGAAAGCACGGACATGATTGCGAATAAGCTTGCCCGTATAGTTAACGGTGACCCCTACTA